CCCTTAACAACCGTTAGCGGGCCATGACCAGTACTAAAATGGAGTAACCATGCCCGCTCCCTGCAAGACCCTAAACGAGCCACCATCGGGCCGCGAATGTTTAAATTAATCGTCCGACCTGCCACAAAATCATCCGGCGCATTCGGTCCTGAAGACTCTGTGCGGTCATAATCAAACCACCTTATTTCGGCGTTCGCTGGCTCAAAATCACCGCCGTCTGAAGCTAAGGATTCTGTGATTACCCGCAATGAGTTAATTCTTTTTTTCTTGCCCGTCCCTGCATCCCATCGTTTAAATAATATATATGAGTCTGGCGCGTTGCTTGAAGCAAGATCGTTAATCGCATCGTTGCCTGTAGACCCCTCATAACAGGTGACTCCATTTGTAAGCTGATAAAGTCCTTGAGCAGATCGTTTGCTTGTCCGGTTGTGAGAAACTATCGGGAATATACTGCTCCACCCAGAAATATTGCCCGGGTAAGTTGGTGTTGCGTTATACGTCCAACGATACCATTGGCCGCTTTCCTTGTGCCAGTGGTAAGTAAAACTACCCCCAATTGTTAGCATTAACCCAAAGGACTCACCGAGTGCAACGGCGACCATATAAACATTGGTTGATAATGAATCAAGATCCGATATATCTGGGAACGTGGCACCAATACCGCCCCGTAATAGTTTGTCTATTTTCGCATCGCTGATCTTTGCAACTTGATAGTTCTCAATAGCATAAACCCCTGCCCATCCCTTTTGATCCACACCAACAAAATAAATTGAATCGCCCGCCTCAGTTATGCTGTTCGGAGTGTAACAGCCAATCCTATATGATACGTCCTGCCGTCTGGCCAATGGAGACCCCGTGGCATTGCCGGCATTGTAAAAGAATTCTATTGATTTAGTCCCGATGTAGACAAGCGTATCGTATATTTTACCGAGATAGACTGCGATATCAGCCTCACGCTCTGCCGTTAGAAAATCGGTCGAAGTCCACGCGGTGATATCATTTATATTTGAATTGTGAATTTGGCCGTTAATATCGCACAGGAAGAAATAACCATCTAAGCTAGCACCGCCACGCACAATCGAGACTCCATTATTGCCGGGCATATCTGCGTCTGTTACTGAACTTGGCGCAGTTGAATTGTCTGCCGTGTACCAAACATTCCCATGATTTGCGCTAGCATTGGTTGATGTATGACCAGCATTGACAATAACGATATTCTCAATACCGCTAACTCTATGGCTAACAGTTGTCGCAATGTATTCCTCATTAAACCCAGTATTACCCGCGTATCCATTACCAGTTGTCGCTGTTAAATCCTGACTCCCACCATCATAATAATAGGTATCTTGATCCAAATACAAATCAATGTCATCGCTGAACGCGAAAATACCCTACCTCTATCTGCGCTACTGGATGGCGTGAAATCATTCGCGTTAACCATCTCGTTTCTAGGGTGAGCGCCAATCGTTTTCCCGTGCAGCATGATTGGCATAATATTAAAGCTTTCTTCGGCGCTGCCAGTGCGGTATCCAACACCAGACGCATCATAAATAGCAGGCAGGAAATCACGCATTAGTAATAAACCGCCGGAGTCGGCACAGGGGTATAGTCTGAACGGGCTAGATCGATCAGTTCGCCGAGCGCGCCTTGTGAGACGTTCTCCTGTCCGAACGCCTCAATCTGAAGCCTGCGATATTGAGATTCACTAGCATACTCATCCGCAATCGTGGCGCATAGCATCGTCGTGAAATGGTTCGCCGCTTCTTCAGGTACGTCTTCATCAGAATCCCACGTTACAGCCTCCTTAGTCACCAGAAAGGCGTGTAGCTCGTCATAGGCTAGCTCTGTGTCGGTGATCTCATCAGCAGACGGAGTGCCGCCAGCCTCAATCACTCGGAGCCGCCTTAGCGCCCTGTTTCTTACTTGTGTCTTCGTTGCCATTATTTAACGGTCCTTTTTTACTGACTTCTTTACTGCCTTTTTTACAACCTTTGCAGGTTCGGCAATAATCTTAAAATTGGGGTTGGATTTTAACTTTTGATTCCAGTCGGGCAGGAACGTCAATCGTGGCGCCGTGCATAAATCGATGCCGTACCAGTTGTTACCGTGTCGACCTGAATATAGTGCTTTCATGCTAACTCCAAAGAAAAGGGCCGAGGTTTCCCCCGGCCCATCTGGTTACGTATTGTTAACGTAGTAGACCGTTAAAGTGAGTTGGCCTGTGCCGCCTGTTGCTGCGTCCACATTAACCACGCCCTGAATAACAGTTTCCTTCGTGAAGGTTTGCGGCCCCAATGTAATCAGCGTTCCACCCAGCGGCATCGAAATACCGACCTCGGGCTTTATGCTGGCTACAACGGCACCGCTCACCACGCCGAAATTGCCAAACCCATCAGGGTCCGCCGCTTCAGCACCGTTTGCCGCCCAGCCAATGTCCATATCGAATTCCTCTGTACCGGTATCGATATCATCACCGTACAGCCAACCACCTAAAACCACCGCACCACCAGGGATGCGGCAGAATTCGATAATATCGGCTGCGGTTGGGTTTGCTGCAAGCTCATACGTGCCATAGGCTGCGCAAAGCAGTCCCTGGCCACATGCTTGAAACACCCCAGCGCTAGACTCAGCCCTTGCTGCCGTTAAAGTAGTCATAACTCGACCTTACGAGTCAGCTACTGAAGCAAAGAAACCAGTAACAACGCCGTGATCCTTAAGATCAGCAACATCACTGGAACCTGAGCCAAACGTCAGCTTCTCGAAGCCACCCATTTCCATGATCGCAACACCTTTCTTGCGGCCATAGTCAAAGGTTTCCTCGGCAGACTGCCAGCGCTGTGCAACACCGTAACCAACCGCTTGCGCACCACACAGGTACACAGGGGCTACATTGATTGTCCCATTACTGAACGGCGCAATATCCTCAACTTCCTTGAAGATCATGCCGTCCCATTCCAGGTCGCCACCTTTGAACAGCTTCTCGTTCTGCATCCGCAAGGATACGTCACGCTGTGCATTGGTGATGGTGGTGTCCGCTTTCAGATCGCGAAATACCAGCGAAGGACGTAAACACAGTAGTAATACCGGTTTGACGCTTCCGAACGGTATGGGCGAATCTTCGGGCTGGCAGTACGTGCAAGTCGCTTCATCAACGAGGCTGCGCCGGTAGTGAACTTGTCAGCGGTGTTATCGATAGTTACCAGTGAATCCGAATGGTCATAAGCCACCGTTCCGCCTGAAGAATCAGCATTGCCAACCGCCGCGCCGAATAGAACCCGGTCGTAGTTGTCATCGAGCCACGCATCCTTTTGCGCCTCAGTTGCCGAACCATAAGCAACGCCGTTGATTGAACCCAAAGCCGCAATAATACGATCCCGAGTATCTTCAACTGCCCATGTTTTCAATGCCATCTTGCCCGCTTTACGCAGGTCAATAGCACTGATCTGGTTCTGCCATGAAGTTGACCGAACACCGTGCGCACGCTCATTAATGCTGAGCTTGAACGAACGACTGTCCAGATCTTCTTCACTACCTTCCAGTGTCGCGCCATCGGCTACACCAGCACCCGTCAGACGGTTAACCAGTGCGAAGGTGATCGAGTCGCCTTTTTCCTTGGTTAGGTCTTCTTTGACGTGGATGATTGAATTTTCCGATGTTCCCATGTCACTGGAGAATCGGTTCCCTTGGATGTGTTCGACAAAAAACTTGTCATCCCACTGTTGGACGGTTAAGCCCGCCGCTGCTGTTGTTTCTGTCATGGTGTACCTTGGCTATTTAGCCGATAAGTTTTTCAAGGTCGGGGCTGGCAGTGGCTACCGAAGTATTACCACCTGCCGCCCTATCGTTTGCGAGTGAGCCTGGCAATTCAGACGCTTGCCGAATCTTCTTTTCAATTTCGCTGTTCTTCTCCGCTTCAATCTCAGCTCGTAACTCAGCCCGCAGCTTGTCCCGATAGTTTGGGTCTTGCATTTCGGCCAGACGTTGCTGGGAATTAACGTAGTCGTAAGCGAACTTGGCAGGATTGCCCGATTGGTTCATTTGCATAATCAGTGTCGGATTCTGATGCGCCATATCAACGAACAGAGTTTCTTTTTCGTCATAGTCGGTATGCATGGATCGCATCATTTCGACTGACAAATTAGTGCTCTGTGCTTGTAGGCGTGAATCAAAGTCCTTGGTGATCTGCGAAATCACTTCATCAGGGTTTTCCCAAAAATCCGGTTTGGGTTGAGCTTCGCGTTGCGAGTTAATTGCGTCTAACTGCTGCTGCAATTCCTGGCGCTTGCGTGTCTCGTCGATAGCCTTGGCTTTAAAGGCCGCTACCTCGTTATCCGCCGGTGGCGCGGTTACTTCTTCACCCGTTGTTTCTGCGACTTCTGTTTCTTCTTCCGCTACCGCTTCGACGACTGCCTCAGCTTCTGGTGCGACTTCTTCAACTTCTTCCACAGTTCCATTTAACGCTTGTTCAAGGTCTGACATTACTATGCTCCTAACGCCCGATATAACCCGGCGGCGGTTTGCCCGTAGGCACAAAAAACCACCCGTAGGTGGCTGAGAACGCCCGTCTAAGTCGGCGGCACTTTCGCTGCTAGCTAGGCAGCGTTGATACTATCGCCCACAGTCTTAATCACCGTGGCTTGATTCTTTTCGACTTCTGAGTTGATCTTGACTATCTCGGCATTCGTTTTGTCTATTTCAGCCTGCGTTTTCTCTAGCCCTTTCGACCTTTCAGCCTGCTGGAACATCGCATCTTGCTGCATAGCTTCCTGCTGCTGTTGCGCTTGCTGTGCTTGTTGTTCCTCTGAACCCTTCATGCTCTCGATAAACGCTTCTTTACCCCGTAGCGATGAAAGCTCAATGACCTTCTCGAACGGAATATCTGGATAGCTTTGGGCTAACTGAGCGACTAGAGCAAATTGCTCCTCTTGAATGTTCGCTACATCTGGAGCCTCTTCGATCAAGATATCAACGTCTAATTCAGACAATTGATTCTCGACACCGACCACCTGATTTAAACGTGGGTCGTTCTGGTACTGAGGCGGCAATGATCCATACTGCTGCTGTAATTGCTCACCCAATGTGATCGGTCGGTTAATGCCTACCCATTTGAGATTGTTCTCGTCGTCTGTAACCCGCACCCATCGTTCTCCATCCCAATACTGTTTGATGCGGTTCCATATCTGCCGATAGATACGCTTCTTCAAGTGTGAATGCGCGTCCATAACAGGGGCTAACTCTCGGGTGCCTGCCTGCTGCCGGATGATCTCCGCACGACCTGACATAACCCTGTCTTCACTGCCCGTTACCGATGTATTCGCGCCGACGACGTTGAATATCTCTTTCGCCTCTTGAAGTAGCTGGAAGTTACCCTGCGTCATATCGCGAGTATCGATAGTGCCGAAGTCCTTACCCCATTCACCCGACTGGATTTCAACATGGCCATCGGGCTTGGCGAGTTCAATCTTGTTCTGTGCAGTATTCATACCGCTGCGCTGATTGCCGAACGTCTGACGCTGGCTAATCAAGTGCAATGACTTGGACCGTCGTTTGTTAACTTCATCCTGCGGGCTAATCAAAGATGTGGCATAGCCGTATCGATTGCCTTCACGGTCTATAAACGCGGATTGGAACTCTAACGAGCAAGCAGGCTTTCCGTCTTCATCCAGGTAAGGCATAGGCTTTCCGCCCTTCAATAACCCGCCTTTCGTCAGATAAGCATAATGCCAGACATTACCCTCGCGATACTGGATGTAGATAATCTTAATCCGTCTACGCTGTGAGTCGTTCCACTTGTATTCGGGCTTGTCTTCATGCGTATCACTGTACGGGCTTTCGCTCTTGTCAATCGCTGCAACCAGCTTATCCTGGTCCCAGTCTTTCTTGCCCTTGGCGTCCTCGTAATCCATCCAGATAACAATGCCTTTATACTTGGCATCGCTGAAATCATTCTTCCGGCTGTGGACATCCCAAAAGCATCGATCCCACGGTATCTGTGATAGCTCAACCTCTATCTTGTCGTTATTCTGCACAGCTTGAATATCAAAGGCTTCAACGCCTTCCATCAACAGATTGCCAAAGCCTTCAGAGGCTAATTGGTCAAAGTCGTTATTATCGCAAACGAACCGGATAGCATCCGTCACACTGTCCGCGTCCTTCTCATGCTGAGGCGTTCTAGGTAAAGCTTTGGGGTCAGCACGGTTTTGCGCTTCTAAGCCCTTCAGCGCGTCTATGGTGCGCTTGACGAGGTTAAACGTGACAACAGGTTGTTTACGCTTCTTTAGCTCAGATTCTTCCTCTGCCGTGTACTGCTTATTGTCGTAGTAATCACGATTACGCTCGGAATTTGTGCGAGCCTGTGACGTGTTCTGCTCGTATTCCTCATAATAGCTAATAAGCTTGGAATCTAAAGTTACACTGTCTTCCACGTATCTTCCTGCTGTCTGTTGAACTTATACCGTGAGCCGATATCACTCACTGGTTTAGGGTTAGATGCCTTTATCCAAGGACGTGACATACAGGCATAACGCCATTCGTCTGCTGCGTGGTCTTCCATCTTCGTGTTTAAATCTTCCGGTCTGGTTGCGTCATGCTGCAACACTGGGATGGTTCTGGTTGAGTCTGTGCAGGTATCGAAGCAATAAACCATCGGCCTATGCCCCATTGGGTCGCCGTGGTCTTCACCTGATATCCGCTCTGCCATTTGATCCCAACCACCCATAGCGCCTGCTCTAGCAACACGCTTGTTATCCGCTGGCGCAAAGTTAATGCCCGGTGAGCAAATACGTTCAACAATCGATGGCCCGCCATCTTCAGCGAATGCAGCAGGATCGATCACCGCGTAATCTAGCTTTTCCTTTGTGCGCTCTTTCAAACCTTCGCCAACTGCTGAAGCGTGTAGCTTTAAACCCACATCAGGAACAGACTGCCCGTTGTTATCTCTTTCACATCCGTACCATTTCACGGTAACGAACCATAGCGCCTTTCGGTATCCATATCCCGTGAATGAACGTGTCGTCAGAGGCAACCGCCCACCAACCAAATGAGAAAGGCTTTGCGCTACCCCAGTCACCTGATAAGAATCTCAGCCAGTCAGTAGGAATCTCGAATGGCTTAATAATGTTGTCCTTTGACCATCCGCTAAAGAATGCGCCTGCAACGATATTCCAATCGCCTTCAAGCCATGCCTTGCGTAATACCTCGTTCCCTGCTGTGGCTGCTATATCCTTGATTGGTACTTTGGGTCTGATTCCATCAATATCTGGTTGTCAGACATCTTCGACGGTACAAACATGCGCGTGAAGCCCGTCTCTGCGTCCGTGAAGGGTGTCATAGGCTTCGCAGCATCGATATAGCGTAGTTTCACCCATCCATGCCCTACGCCACCAGGATTGCCCGTTAAACGCACTGTACAAGGAACACCGTGTGCGCTTCTAAGCGTCGACAGCATCTTTAGCAAGCCGTTAGGGGTTGGGTACTCCGTGACTTCATCAAAACTAATACCAGTGTACTGATGGCCGTGATATCTGCCGTAGTCACGTTCATGCTCGATATACCGCATCTTTACCGTTGCGCCGTTTGGCCAATACCAACAGTTACTAAATGGATAATCAGCACTCGACTGCGCTTTGTAAGTTGCTCCGGAATCAGGGTAGATCTCAATAGCCCTGCTTTGCAGTTCTTCCAATTCGGTATAAGTCTTGCGGAACATGATGCCGCGCCAATATTCCTTATAGCGAAGTGCGCCGTCTTCCTGAAACCCTAGCTGGAAGTCTGACTTACCACCGCCTCGCTCACCACCGTAGAAAACCTCATCAACCCAATCCGCTGCAATTGCGCCAGCTTGGTTGCCTGATTGCGGTTCCCACATTACTTAGGCCCCGAATATTTTGGCCCATTCTTCAGGTGATAACTGTGGCCGTATCGTTAAATCACCTTGTATTGTTTGCTCAACCGTTTGGGCTACTTCTGTTTTATCTGCCCACCCATGACGATTCTTCATATTGAATATCCAGACTGTAGCGTTGAATCCCTGGAACCTTTCCTGTCATACCAGCCATGCCAATCTTAGCCCACCATAGCGATGATTGGCGCGATCCTCCTTTACGGCCTCAGAAAACTCAGGCTTTGATTTCTTCCATTGGTGGAATGTTTCCTCTGATATACCCAAGTGAGCAGAGCATTCAGCTTTGGAAAAGCCTTGCGCCATAAACCTGATAACCTCTTCGCACATTTCCTTCCTGTACTTAGTGG